AACCACTATCAAGTTGTTGTTGAACTCCCTCCATAGTTCCGTGCATTTTTGCTGTTGGAACTTTCTCAAAATCTACATTAAGATGTGCGAAAGAATATTTAAGAGTATCCAATTGCAGTTTCGTTAAAATAGTCACAGGTCTCCCTCCTTACGATTTTCTGAACGTTCAATACTAAATGTGCCCTCAGGATAACGAGCACTCAGTTTCTCAAAGTTCATTTGAATTACTTCCTCAATAGAAATATCAAGACCAATACATGCCTGAGAAACATACCACATAATATCACCAAGCTCACGCTTCAAGTGAAACAGATTTTCTTCATTTACTGGTTTACCCTGGAAAACAATCTTCTTCACAATCTCAGTAAACTCACCTGCTTCTGCAGACATTCCTACAGCAGCAGTAAGCAGTCGCTCGGTAGGAAATTCATTCTCACGAAGTTCCATGAGACGATTGATGAACGAGGTGTGGTCTTTGCTAGGATTTGAGGTAGTCGTATTAACGAACTGGACATACTTATTAAGGTCAATAGTCATAGGTTTAAAGGTTCTTGTTGTCTATCAGGTAAAATATTTTGGGGATTGAGTTGTTTATCTTGTTCCATTTCTTGAGATGAAACAGTAATGACTTTTGGAGGGTCTGGATAATGAGCAATTCTGTAATAATATCCAGGATTCATACTCACCATCATTTGAGCATCTTGTTCTTCTCCACAATGACAACGAACTTTTCCATTTTCATTAAGAACAACATAATAGATACCAGAAGTATCTCTTATTTCAATCTCGTTTTTTTCTCTAAGTTTTAGTCCCATCAGAACTTAAATCCCTCAAATGATTTCTTCGGTTTTCTGTCCTCAAAATCATACTCCTCTTCCTGCTTATTGTCAAGGATATCATTCTGAGCAGACTGTTCACAATCATAAAGACGCATCTTAGCTCTATCAATACCAACCACAAACCTTTTATGAATGGTAGGGTCGTTATATCGGTTTTTGAGTTGCTTCACTAGAATCTGTCCAAGTTCTTCCAGTTCTTCGGTAGAAATTAATGCAAACATAAGGTCAGCAGTAGCAGGAAGACCGAAAGATTCTGAGGTGTCAGTAAGTTCCACATCGGAAGAACCATAACCAGAACGAGTTGTCTGAGTAGCACTTACAATAGGAACATTGAACTCTACGGCAAGACCACGAAGTTCTTCTGCAATTGCCTTGATATAGGAATAAGAGTTCACAGAAAGATTTCCCTTATACCTTGAAGATGCACAGATGTTCAGATAATCAATAAAGATAATATCAGGACGGAAAGACTTCTTCAGAGCAAGTTCGTTTAGTAGAGACTTGAAATGCCCAGAGTGTGCAGATGCAGTTGGATACTCTTTGATGATTAAAGTTCCTTGAGTCTTCTTAGCAAGGTTTGTTACCTTAGTTTCAAACATTTGCCTAGGAAGGTCTGCAATATCTTGAATGGGGACATTCAGTAGGTTTGCATCAATTCGTTCAGCAATTTTCTCTTCTGCCATTTCAAGCGTAATGTACAATACGTTCCGTCCCTGGAGCAAGACGGAGCTAGCCACATGGCACATGAATAGAGACTTGCCGACACCCGTACCAGCAAGTGCGATGTTGAGAGTTTTGTTAGGGAGACCACCTTTCGTGATTTTGTTAAAGTACTCAAGATCAAATTCAATTTTATCCTCCTTTTTGTGATATAACTCGTAACGATGTTCATAATCAAGAAGATAATCATGACCAACATGATTATCAAAACTTACAGCAAGAGCATCTGATAGAATACTGGGAATGCTGTCACGATTTTTCTTTTCATGTTTACCATCGGCAATATGAATTGACTCCATAAGAGCAAGATAAATTGCTCGGTCACGACACCACTTTTCAGTAGTGTTTACCAACCAATCCATTTCAACAGGAACATCATCCAAATTATTGATTAGATGAATAATCTCATTAAAAGTAGTGTCATTAATATCTTTGCGTTTTTCTGCTTCAATACTAAGAATTTCTTTAGTTGCTGGTTGATTATATTCCTGAACAAAAGAAAGTATTTCTTCAAATACAATCTTTTGATTTGAATCTTCAAAATATTCAGATTTTAGAAATGGTATTACTTTTCGGATGTATTCTTCATTGTGTAAAAGGTTTCTAAGGATTAGAAACTCAACTTTCTCCATAACTAAATTCCTTGCGTGCGATTTCGTCCAACTGCTGCATCACTTCCTCAGTGAAATATACTTCAGGTTCTTTTAGAATCTGCTTGGCATAAATTTTCTTACCATCAATCTCATATCGTCCTGCTACATTCTTCCAAAGTCCACCAATCTCACCGAGTTCAAGAAGACCGTAATATCTATCAAGACCACGCTCATCGTAATAAAGACGAACTTCAACATCCTTGTTCTCCTTACTTAAACGCGACTTAGCAGTCTTAGCTTTGATAATATTGCCGACCACTTCCGTTCCATCCTTTTCTTTCTTTTTGCTGAGATAAATGATTGTAGACGCTGCGTACTTGAGTCCGCTGCCTCCACCCATTTCTTTAGTTGGTACGTAAGCTCCGATAACATCGTAGGTATGGTTAGTAACGATCATTGGAATGTTTGCTTGTCCCAACTTGAGAGTGAGCATACGGAAAGCACCTTTGACCAGTTGGGATTTGGTCATGTCACGAACTTGTTTGTCGTTCAGTGCGTCAGTAATCTCCTTCTCAGTGGAAAGCATTCCCAAAGAGTCTAACACAAACATGCAAGGTTTGCGTTCCTCTAAGGGTTTCTTAAGGTATATATCTACGGCTTTGAGTGCCTTTCCACGAAACTCTTCAATAGTAACAACGTTAACAACAACCAGACGAGAAGTATCAATTCCACGGGATTCTACAAGTGATTTAGTGATAGCAGCCTCAGTGTCAAAGTAGAGACAGTAACCATCGGGATTAGAATCAAGAAAGTTCTTAACCACTGCGAGAGAGAAAAAAGTCTTTCCAGTAGAAGACTCTCCAGCAATAGCAGTAATCTTATTCCCAGATACACCGCCAAATATACTACCTGAGACCAGTGCATTAAAAATGTATGAACCCGTATCAACATAAGTTTCTGTTTCGTCAATATCTGATGCTAACTTAGTAAAGTCATCACCGATTTCTTTTACAATATCTTTAAGAAAGTCCATCAGGAGAAAAATGAATCAAGGTTTACTGTTTTTTCTACGTTCCATCCAATTGCATCAAGAATGATTTTCAAAGGTTCTACAAACGCCTTCTCAAATTGTAGGTCATAGTCAATATACTTGTCAAGACCCAATTCTTTAGGAAAATCTTGGATGAATGAGATTACATTCTCGTGAATAATGTTTGGTTTTTTCAAGAAAATAAACTTGACTTTTTCACCATTTTGGATAAGTGAATATTTATTTGTCAGGTTTGCTTTCTTAATATAGTAGTTAAACAAAAGTGCTCCACGAACATGAATAGGTGTTTTGGGTGCATAGATGTTAGAACTTGAAGAATACTTCTGAACATCAGAGGCAGAACGTGGGAATGAGATTTGCTCTGGAGAAAGTTTCTTAAACTGAATCTTACTCTTTTCAATGAAGTCAATTACGTCATCTTCAGTTCCATTCATAACAAGTTTCAATGCATCTTTAATCATCTGACGACATGGTGCTGGAGTTGATGATTTAATTGCTTCAATGCCCATCATTTTGAGTTTTGGTTCAGTATAACGAACACCCTCACTATCCCACACATTGAGAATGTATCGTTTCTTAGCAGTCCAAATTCCACGGTCAGCAATGTTCTCACGTTTCATGAACATCTTTTGGTCATATGCATTCACATAGTCAGCCAATTCTTGGTAAGAACTTTCAATATACTTTTCAAGTTCCATACTACAGACCTTATCAAGGAACGAAACAATGCCTTCAGTAGTTTTCTCTCTCCCTTTGTATACAGTTTCAACCAAAGGACCCATATTAAGATAAATGGAATCAGTATCCGAAGCAATAACATAATCAACTCCCTCTGTTTTCAGAATCTTATTAAGATAAGAATTCATCTTACCTTCAATCCAACGGATAGCAACCTGTCCAGAAAGAGTAATTGCTTCCGCATTTGCTAGTTTATAATAACGAAAGTATTGATTTCCAATGGCACCATAAGCAGAGTTTAGAGAAATCTTCTTTGCCATCTGAATATTATTGCAACGAGCAATCTCCTTTTCCAATTCTTTGGTGGGAGTTTTCTCATATGCTTTCTTTGCTTCAATCATTTTCTTTTTGAAGATGACACGCTCGTTATACATCTTCTCCATCAATTCAGGAAGCATTCCTCGGAAATCCTTGCGGAACATTGCACCATTGGCACACACTGCACTATCCTTATACAACTCAAAGTTGATTTCTTGATTGAGAATCTTGTCTACAGATACAGTTGGGTGCTTATCTTCCAGAAGAGTTTCTGGTGAGATGTTATACATCATAATCAAGTGAGGATATAGTGAATTAAGGTCAAAGTTAACCACCCAATCATAAACACCAGGAACTGGTTCTTTCACATATGCACCAGCATACTTTTCATCCTTTGCACTTCTTTCCTTGGGTGGAATTACAATGTTTCTTTTCTTTAGATAAGAGTAGATAATGTTATCCCACATTCGCACTTGGTAGAAAACATCAGCATAATTTACCTTAGCATCATATGCCATAGTAATTGCCAACTCAATCAGTTTCATCTTGTCTTCCAAACGGTCAACAAGTTCTACGTCAACGATGTTATATTCTACAAATTTCTGCCAATTCTTAGTATAGAACTCCTTGAATGTATCAAACTCACTGTGGTCTAGTTTTTTCTGACCGAGTTCAACTTCGGCAATGTGGTCAAGACGATAAGATTCTTGAGCTTTATAAGTAAACTTCTTATAAAGGTCAAGATAATCTAGTTGGGTAATTCCGCCCGTATCATAATAAATCTGCTTACGACCATTCACGAAGATTTCATTCTCAGTAACAAGTCCCCACGGAGAAAATCTCTTCATTTGCTTTTCATTAAGCACTCTGTTGAGACGACGGCAGATATAAGGAATATCATAAAACTGGATATTCCAACCAGTGATTACTTCTGGGATATTTGCATCCCAATAGTCAATAAACCTTTGCAGAAGAAGTTGCTCAGTCCCACACTCAATGTAAGTTACATTGGATTGTTTATTATTAAAGGGATGAATACCCCAAGTAATAATATTTTTTGTAGCATAATCCTGAATTGTAATAGCCAAAATCTCCTCAGAGGCAGATTCCGTATCGGGGAATCCGTTCTCAGAAGCAACCTCAATGTCAAGAGTTACAAGTTTGATTTTTGTAATATCAAACTTAATTTCATCCTCAGGATACTTATCTGAAATGTATTGAGATACATATCTATCATTTCCATAGATTTTGAATCCATCTACATTTTCATATTTTTTGTAAAATTCCCTACAATCTCGGACTGAACCTGGGTGAATTGGTTCTACATTATCACCCTCAAGAGTTTTGTATTTTGATTCTCGTTTAGAAGGAACAAATAGAGTAGGTGAATACTCTTCTTTGAACATAACATGTTTACCATTCTCATAACCACGAACGAGAAATTGATTCCCGATCATCTGCACATTGGTATAAAATCTCATTTAATCAAACTTTGATACTTTTCTACAAGGGTTGGTTTAGGATCACAAATCGTCAAAATCTTGTCCGAATGAATCATAAAAGTATTTTGAGATGAAATATTGACAAGCCATGGTGTTAAAGTCTCGTCTTTTTCATTCAGAATGAATGGATCAATAAGTTTACAATCAGGTTCTCCAAGTTCCGATGGAACTTCCTCAATTTGAGATACTAGAATCTGATTGTTCAGCAGAAAAATTAGTTTTATCATCATTACTTTCCTTTTTTAAGATGTCGTTTTCATACATTTTTTTCAGGGTTTCAATTGGCTCAACAATAGTAATAACCCAATCATTAATAACGGGAACTTTAGTGTCCTTTGATAAAGGAATCCAAGGAAATAAACTAATCTGATATGATTTTTCCTCGGTTTCTTGTGGTGTTTTTACTCTTACAACACAAGGTTTGTGAAAAAAGTATCCAACTACTTTTTGTTTTTCGGGATATTCAGGATTTCCAACAATCATTTCCTGAACGTCTGCAATTACGTCCTCCCCCGACTTCAAAATAACAAGTTTTACACTCATGATACTCCATTACCTCCAACCACTATACCAATAAAAAGAGGGGAAGTCAACTGGATTTTGCCAGTCGTTCCCCTGCGCCGACGATATTCAGTTATATTTATAGATAATCTTTACGTTGATGATGCTCTGGAACAATTTTTTTCAATTCAATTCTGAGGAGTCCGTCTTCGAATGTGACGTTGGATACTTCGGTGTCGTCGGATAAAGTCCAGGCTCGTTTGAAACTTCTTTGAGCCAGTCCCTTGTGGATAAACGTCTTGTCCGATTCGGAATCTGATTTTTGTCCTTCGACAAAAAGTTTTC